AATTTCCTGGGGTTTGTCATTTTATAAGATATTTATTATATAAAATGAGTTATGATAAATCTTAAAAAAAGTTCAGTAATTAGTTTTACTTTAGCCATATTAATTATGGGGGCTTTTTTAATAATAAAATTATTAGTATTAAGTACTTGTATTCAACCAACTAATTTCACTAGATGGTCTGAATTAGCTGGGTTTTTACTTTTCATACCATTATTTAGTATACCAATTAAAGATTATCTTAATAAAAATAAAGAATCAGTTAAATTAAATTATTATGCTAAAAAATTAAATGAAACATTAATTACTCAATCACATAACCCATTATTTTATGAAGGGAATGTTACTGAAGGTGCTAAAGAATTAACTAAAGAAGTTATTAAATCACTAAAGATAGATAGATGTTCAATATGGCTTTATAATGAAGATGAAACTTCAATTATTTGTGAACAATTATATTTAAAAAAAGAAGATGAATGGGTTCAAGATTTAGAAATATTTGAAAAAGATTATAAAGAATATTTTGAAGCTATAAAAATAAATCCTAACATAGTTGCTGATGACGTTTTTACACATCCAGCTACCGCTTGTTTTACAGAAACGTATTCAATACCATTAGGTGTTAAATCAATGCTTGATGTACCTATCGTTTATAAAGGTAAAGTTATTGGTGTAATTTGTAATGAAAGTTTCACACCCAAAGTTTGGCATAAAGTTGAAATTAACTTTGCTGAAATGTTATCATCTTTATATTCATTCGCTTATTCAGTATGGGAAAATAAAATGACAGAATCAAAACTTAGTGATTTCGAATTATTTGTAGATAAAACTGCTTTAATAACTAAAGCTGATAAAAATGGTAAAATAACATATGCTAACCAAAAATTTTTAGACATATGTGGTTGGACGTTAGATGAAGTAATTGGTAGTGACCATAATATTGTTAATTCTGGTGTACATAGTAAGCAATTTTGGAGAAATATGATTAATAAAGTAACTGTTAAAAATAAAGAAATTTGGCATGAGATAGTTACTAATAAAACTAAAGAAGGTAAATTATATTATGTTGATACTTACGTTAAGGCTGAATTTGACCCAGAAACTAATGCTTTAACTGGTTTTGTATCAATTAGACAAGATGTTACTGAATTATATGAATCACTTAATGAAGTGAGTAAAAAGAATACGTATTTAGAGCACGCTGCGAAGATTTTAAGACATGATATGCATTCTGGTATAAACACATATATACCGAGAGGTATTAGTTCGTTAGAACGAAGATTAAAGAAAGAAGATATTGAAAGACTTAAATTAGAGTCACCTTTAAAATTACTTAAAGAAGGTCTTAAACATACTCAAAAAGTTTATAAAGGTGTATATGAATTTACAAATCTAGTTAAAAAAGATGCTGTAATGGATAAAAGTTTATTAAATTTAAAAATAATATTAAGTGATTATTTAAAATCTACCGCTTATTCAAGTCAAGTTGCTATTGATTCATTACCAGATGTTGAAGTTAACGAATCTTTATTTTGTACAGCTATTGATAATTTAATTAGAAATGGATTGAGGTATAACGATTCTGAAAATAGGTTAGTTAAAATATTTATGGAAAATGAAGATTATCTTGTAGTTCAAGATAATGGTCGAGGAATGACTCAAGAAGAATTTAATGATTTATCTCAACCTTATATTAGAAAAGAAAGTCAAAAAGAAAGTGGTTCTGGATTAGGATTAAACATATGTATAGCGATACTTAAAGAACATAATTTCAGAATTACATGTGAAAAAAATAAAATAGGTACTAAATTAAAAATTAAAATTAAATGATAATACATAATAAATAACTATTTAAATATAAACCCAATGATAGATTCAATTTTACTAGTAGACGATGAAGACTTATTTCATCTAGTTTTTGAAGACGCGTGCAGTCTTTTAGACATAACTCTTTCATTACAAAGTGTTTCATCTGCTGACGAGGCAGAACGATTATTTAAAACTTGGTATGAAAATAATAATGTTGACGATAAACCAGAGTGTGTTTTCGTTGATTTAAATTTAATCGGTTCCGCTTTTGATGGTATCGAATTAGTGAGAAAAATTAATTTTGAATATGGTAACCATGTGATTATTGGAATTATATCATCTTCAAATGAAGCTGAAGAACAAGCTAAAGCTATGAAAGCTGGTGCTCAATTCTGGATAGTTAAATCTGATGAAATTGAACCTAGATTAGAAGAATTTAGAAAGGATTTTGAAGATTATAAAAATAGAAAAGGATTATTTAAAGTATACAGATAATGGAAATTAAATTTGATGATGAAACTATAAAGGAATTACTTGCTTTATATAATAAAAAGAAAATAGGGTTAGAGGGTAATATCATCAAAGTAATTAAAACTGATAATGAAGAATTTGCTAACTATTTAAAAGATTGTATCAATAAAGATAACGATAGTAGAAGAAAACGCTTAGATATTACCAAAAAAGTTCAAACTCAAAATACTGAATTAACTAAATGGCGTAATGAAAATGAAAGAATAACAGCAGAATTAAATACTGCTCTTAAACAAGCTGAAGAAGCTAAAAATAACGCTGAAAACGATTTAGATATATTACAGAAAAAAACTCAGTTTGAATTGATTGGTATAATTGTTAAAGTCGCATTATATATGATAATCGGTGTTGGGGTTATCACATCTATAATATATGTAGTATCAATATTATATAATAGTAAAGAATCTCATGATATTGGTGATACTTGGTCTAACATGTTTGGTATTTTATTAACCAATGCTTTTTCAATTATAGGTACTATCATGGGGGTGAAATATGCGTCAGATAGAAATAATTGTGATAAATAAAATTTTAATTAAACCTTAAATTAGGTTTTTTTTCTTTTTATAAATATTTATTATTAAATAAAAAATAATATGGCAAAAATATATGATGTACATAGTGTAATTGTTCCAGCACAAAATGCTAATTTTTCTATCCATTCTTATACTGAAATATATGGTGGGCCAGTTGGTTGTGCTATTAATGTCAATGGTACTACATTTAGTATGGGTGGTAGTTCAAGTATATTCTTGACAATAAATAGTATATCAGGTGGTACTGGATGTTATCTTTTAGGTTCACATAGTGAAGTTTTTAACGGTAGTACCGATTTCTTATAATAAAATAAATTAATAAAAAAATATGAAAAATTTACAAGGTAAAGACGCAGTAAATAGAATGTTAGAATTAATGGGTAAACAATCTATTAATGAAAATACTAAATCTTCTGTAGTTGAATTAACTAAAATAGGTCCTGATGGAAAAGTATATGGTATCGTTAGAGAAAACCATGAATATTTTATTAAAATTACTAACCCTAAAGATAATTTAGTAACTGAAGACTTTCAATATATTGGTGGGTTACAAAATAAAAAAGCGGAAGCTTACCCTTCTTATGCAAAAGCAATTAAACAATTAAATCTTAAATTTTTAAGTCTTAATGAAGCTTACAATAAAGATGGTAGAGTTAACGTATTTTTAGATGATAATTTATTAACTGAACATCATGGTATGAAAGCTGAAGCAGCTTTAAGTGCTACTAAAGGTATTGGTGATAATGAAGAATACATCGTTGATAAAAAAGGTGATAAATTATCTTATGATACTAAAGAAGGTAAAGAAAAAGGTCAATTTGGTGATAATCTTTCTGATGGTAAGACTAAAAATGATTTTGAAAAGGTTAAATTATCTGAAAATGAAGAAGCTATCGATGCTATGTTTGAAGATGATGTAGTTGAAGCACCAATTAAAAAAGGGTATTCTATTTCTAGAGCTATTCAAGAAATGGATACAATTATAGATTCTACTAAAGAAGATTCTAGAGTTAAAGCTATTTTAGAAGGACTTACTGCTGAAGAAATGGTTGAACTTACAAATAGTTTATTAAAAAAAAAAGTTTAAATTATGAAAAACCTTCAACTGGATTATTTCAGGATGAAGAAAGTGGTTATAATTTAGATACATTAGAAACTGTAAATGAAGCAATAAAATACAATTTGAAGCTGCCTAATAAGGCGGCTTCTGCTGTTTCTACCCCAGCACCAGAGCCAGAATCAGAAGCTGCACCAATGGATGATACTCCAATGGACGATATGTCGATGGATGATACTACGGAACCAGCTGGTGACGCACCATTTGATAAAACACCATTTGATGCTGGTGTTGAAGCTGATGAAGAAGAAGACCCGAAAACTTTTATTGAGCAACTTACTGGTAAATTAGCAACTACATTAAGAAGTTATACTAAGGACCAAGGTAAACCAGATTTTGGTTTGGAGAAATATATTATTAATTCAGTAATCGCTGCGACTCATACAGCTGAAATGGATGAAGAAGATAGAAAAGATATTATTAAAAAAATTAATGATTCTGGTAAAGGTGAGGATGAACCAAATAATGAAGAACCTTCAGGTGAAGATATGCCAGATGATGAAATACCATCTGAAGATATGCCAGAGGATGAGGAACCAATTGATGAGAATGATGCAAATGCGTGGGGTCCTGATAAAACTTGGGCTGATGAATCTAGAGCTATGTGGGAAGAAGAAGATAATAAATCATCACATTTCGATTTAAAAGAATTATTAGATGAAGAAGAAGGTAATCCTACTAGATATATGTTTTTCAGTAATTTAGAGCAAATGCAAAGACAAGCTGGTTTATTATTAGATTTAGATGAAGGTCAAATTGAAGCGATATTAAATAGTGGTCATGATTGGGCTGCTGACCATGTTGCAACTGCTAAAGAAAGTTTTGACCAAGTATTTGATTTCTTAATGAATGAAACAAAAGGTGATGATACAGAAGATAACGATGATTATTCTGAATGGTCAGAACCAATGGAATTACAAGGTGATGTTCAAATATCTGAAGGATTACAATACCATTTAGACAATAAATTAGCTTTGGGTGAATCAGTTTATAGATATGGTTCTGATGAATTCTTTAAATTATTAAAAGAAGTTAAAACTTTATTCAATAAAGACTTGATTAAACTTAACGAGAATGATATATTTATACTAAACGATATTGATACAAAAGTAAAACTTAATGGTCAAGTATTTCAATTAGGTCATATTATGGAATCTGAAGAAGACTCTGAATTATTAAATGAAGCTGAATATAAAGGAAAAAAAGTAGAGATTGGTAAACCTAAAAGGGGTGGTTCTAAGAAATTTTATGTTTATGTTAAAAACCCTAAAACTGATAAAGTTAAAAAAGTATCTTTTGGTGCTAAAGATGGTGGAGGTAATTTATCAGTTAAGTTAAAAGACCCAAAAGCTAGAAAAGCATTTGCTGATAGACATAATTGTGAACAAAAAAATGATAAGACAACACCAGGTTACTGGTCATGTCGTTTACCTAGATATGCTAAATTATTAGGTTTATCTGGTGGAGGTAAATGGTGGTAATATGAAAAAAAAGTTTAAACCAGAAGATATTAAATGCATATGTGGTTGGGAATGGGTTACTGAAGAAAAAGATAGTCACCCATACCTATGCCATGAATGTGGGTATGATATTGAAACAAAAAAATATAATTTAAAAGCGTTAAATGATTGGAAAATGAGTCAGAAACCTTATACTGAAGAAAAAAATTTAAATGTTATTAAAAGAACATTTTCCAAAAATGTTAATGAACATGAGTTAACATGGCATAGAGATAAGAAGGATAGGGCAGTTAAACTTTTATCTGAAACTAATTGGATGATACAATTTGATAATGAATTACCAATAAAAATGAATGTTAACGAATCTATTACAATACCTAAAAATGTTTATCATAGAGTAATTAAAGGAAACGGTGATTTAATAGTTGAAATAACTGAAACTGATGATGTTAATGAAGAAGAAATGATTGATGAAATCAAGTGTTGGGATAATTATCATAAAGAAGGTACAAAAATATCGGATAAGACTGGTAAACGTGTAAACAATTGTGTTAAGACTAAAAAGAAGAAAAAATCTTTAAAAGAATCAATATGGAATATTAATCCAATGATAATGTCAATAGATAAAAAATAATAAAATGGAAAAGTTATACTTAATTTATATAAATAATGTAGGTAAAGATTGGCAAGGTAATCACCTATATGAGTTTTTATATTCAAATAAAAATAAAGATATTGATGGTGATGATTGGGATGCTGTTCCAGCATCAGGTAGACCAGCCCCACCGTATGAAGAATTTGTAAAAAAGGTTGGTACATTAACAACTAAAATAAAATTATCATTAGTTCAAGAAAGTGATACATTTAGTGTATGGGACGCTGTTGATGGTATTATCGCATTAGGTTGGGAGAATATAGATGAATATGAAGAATATCCAGAAATTAGACTTTGGTTTAAATTTGGTGAAGAATTTGAAACTGTTAATGATAAATTATATGAAAAAGATATTGTCTTAGAATATAATAAATAATATTAAATAATATAATCAATTATGAGAATTAAAAAGAGAGAACTTTTGGAAGCTTTAGACCCAAAAATAGCTAATGATTTAGTTAAGGGAAAGGAAACTATTGATGCTGCTAAAGATTTTGAGACATATGCAACTGACGTTGTTGGTCCAGATGTAGCTAAAAAGTTAACTAAAAGTATTGTAGAACCAAATACTAAAAAAGAATTAGAGGAAGATAAATCACCAAAAAAAAGAGTTAAAGAAATAGTTAAAGTAAAAAATTTAAAGAAATAATCATGGGAGATTATAAAAATATAACTAAAAGAATATTATCTGAGAATAGAACTAAAGGTTTACTTCAAAAATATGGTAATGTTTTATATCATGAAGATATACATGAAACTATGCACCCAGATATTGAGGAAGCTATTTTAAATAACCAACATTCTTTATCTGAATGTAATATTTTTCCAGAATCAGAAATACCATTTGATATTATTTTAATTGGTGATAGATTTAAAGATATTGTATTAAATGGTCGTGAAGCTTTTGATGTTAATTATGTTGACCCTAATGACATGTATATGCATATTAATCATTTATTTGAAGAAACCATTAAAATGGAAAAAAGAGATAAAAAGGCATTGGAAGAGTTGGCAGTTAAAATGATGGTAGATGAATTTGATATACCAGAAGGTGTTATTAAATTTGACGCTGAATTAGTTGAAAACATTGAAAAACCTAAAAAGAAAAAGGACACTGAAAAGGTAATGTTTGAAGACCATGATGAATTGGTTAAAGGTAATGATGAAATTAAAAAAAGAAGAATAATCAATGCTTTAGTTGTTGGCGCTGCTAAAAATTTAGACCATTTATACCATGACATACGTTACGAATTAAAAAATATGAATACTAAATTATTAAGTAATTATAAAAAAATTATGTCAGCTGATGATTTTTTATCTTTTGTTGAGCTAACAAATGATGATACTATTGAAGGTGGTTCATTTGATATAGTATATGAATCAAAAAAAGATGATGTTATACCAACTATTACAGCAAAAGCAATGGCGTTTCCAATTTTAGTTCGTGAATTATATCAAGGTGTTATGGAAGTATTATCAACACATGGTATACCAAAAAACCCTAAACTACTTGAATATGCTATGAATAACGCTGATTATGATGAAGCTAAACCATGGGATGAAAAATTAGGACCTAAAATGTGGGAATTATTTTGTGGTGAAATACCAAAAAAGGATTTAAATTTAAAACATTTTGTTTTTGCTAAATTTATAACTAAACCAGCTGTAGAGTTTATGCATGATTTAAGGGAAGTGTTTAGTAAAACTAAACATGGGAAAGATATTATATTAGAAATCCTTTCAGAAGTTAAACAAGATAATGAAATTGAAGAACAAATTAAAAAAGCTAACGATACACATTTTGATATTGAGGACTTTTATTAAAACTAATTAATTAATAAGGAAGTCATCAATATTGGTGGCTTTTTTTATTTTTATGACTATCCATATATTTATTAATAAAAGTTATGCTAACAGCAGTAGAGATATTTGAAGAATATGCGAAGTGTCTAGATAGTCCAATCTATGCGATTGAGTCTTATTTACAGACATTTGATAAAACGCAAGAAGGTTTTGTTCCATTCAAACTTTTTGTTAGACAGAAAGAAATTGTTAGAGCATATGAGAAACATAGATTTAATTTAGTAACCAAACCAAGACAAGCTGGTATATCAACAACCACACAAGCTTATTGTTCAATAAAGATTGGATTTGCTGACCCTAAAAACCCTGAGACTATAATTGTTATCGCCAATAAGTTAACATTGGCTAAGAAGTTCTTAAAAGGGATAAAAGATTATGTTAATCAATTACCTAGATGGGTGTGGGGTAATGAATATTATGGTTCAGAGGAAAAAAATAAAAAAAGTATATTTATAAAAGATTCACAAATTGAAGTTGAATTACCTAATGGTTCTAAGATTATTGCGGTAGCAACATCAGAGGATGCATTAAGGGGGTATACGCCAACATTCCTTATTTTTGATGAAGCAGCTTTTATCGATAGAGGTGCTGACTTATATGCAGCAGCTGTAACATCGTTAGGTTGTTTAACTAAAGACTCATTGATATTAACCGAAAATGGTTTAGTTGAGTTAGATGAATTGGTTACTGAAAAAGATAAATTAGGATTTACCGATTTAGAGACACCACATATGGTTTGTAATAAAGATGGTATTTTAACACCAGCAACCCAAACATTTGTAAGTGAGTATGGTGAAACTTTTAAAATAAAAACAAAATTAGGTATAGAGTTAGAGGGTAGTTGGAAACATCCATTATTAATTAATAGAAATGGTGAAGAAGTTTGGGTACGAATGAATGAATTAGTTGTTGGTGATAAACCAATAATTAATTATGGTCAAAATTATTTTGGTCAAGATAGTAAATTTGATTTTTCATTTGATAGAGTTAATTATAACCAAAAAAACATTAATATCCCATTAAACTTATCAGATAATTTAGATTTTTGTTATTTGTTAGGTTTATTTGTTTCTGAGGGTAATTTTACTAGTAGAGGTATAACGATAACCAATGTTGATGAGCAAATAACTAATTTTCTAATAAACGATGTTGCTAAATTAGGTAATGGGTTTAAGAAGGTAGACGATAGACATTATATGTTTCACTCAACTGAATTAGTGGAATGGTTTGATAAGTTTGGGCTTAAAAAACATAACGCTAGGGATAAAGAGATACCACTATCAATACTTAAAATGCCTAAAGAAGTTATTGTTAATTTTTTACAAGGAATGTTTGATGGGGATGGAATGTCAACAATAAAAGATATTAAATATAGTAGTACATCCAAAAAATTAATTAAAACTTTACAAACATTACTTTTAAATTTTGGAGTTATTTCACACATAAAAAAAGAAATTCAAAAAACTTCTGAGTCATCTATAATTTCAAATAAAGACCATATTTGTACAATATATAATTTAAAAATTTATTCTGACCATGCTATTAAATTTTATGATGAGATAGGTTTTAGATTAGATAGAAAACAAAAAAATAAACAGTATTTAATTGGTAAAAAATTAAATAGTAGATTCATAGATGTATCTCAAAAAACAATATTAAACATTTTAAATAAAAATGGGTTAACTAAATATAAATTTAGATTCTTAGAGCGTTTTTGGTCTTCAAAATATGAGCGATTAAGTTATGAATCATTGAATCGTTTAATGATTGAAATACCCAATGATATAGATTTATTAAGGTTATCTGAACAAATAAAAAATAATGAGAAATATTATATTGATGAGATAATTGAAATAACTAATGGGGTGGATTATACGTATGATTTACACGTACCAGAAACTAACTCATTCATATCAAATGGTATAGTTAGCCATAATACTGGGGGTAGAGCTATATTAATTTCTACACCAAATGGTTATGACCCATTATATTATAAAACATATGAACAAGCATTAAGAAAGGATAATACGTATAACGTTATTGAGTTAAAATGGTATGAAGACCCTAGATATAATAAAGATTTAAGTTGGTTAAAGGGTGATGAAGTTATAAAGGAATTTGAATTTACACTTGATTCATATAAAAAGAAAGTAAAGGAAGGTTATAAACCAACATCTACTTGGTACTCTGACATGTGTAAAAACATGAATAATGATAAAAAGAAGATAGCACAAGAGTTAGATGTTTCGTTTTTAGGTTCTGGGGGTAATGTAATTGATGATGAATTTATTGAATTTCATGAAAAAAATAATGTAACTGAACCAAAATATATTGATAAATCATATTATGATGGTAATAGTGGATTAATATGGGTTTGGTCTGAACCTATTGAAGGACATGAGTATATAATGGCTGCTGACGTTGCTAGAGGCGATGGAGCTGATTATTCATGTTTTCAAATTATAGATTTTACTACAATGGAACAAGTTGTAGAATATCAAGGTAAAATACCGCCAGATAATTTTGCAGAAGTATTAACTATATATGGTTTAAAATATGACGCATTTTTAATTGTAGATAATATTGGTGTGGGTAATACTACAACAACTAAATTAGTTGAATTAAAATATCCTAATTTATATTACGAAGAAAAAACTAAAGATAATAAAGTTGCTGGATTTAATATTAATGGTTGTAGATTACAATTAATATCAAATTTAGAAATCGCTATTAGAACTAATTCTATTAAAATTAATTCAATACGATTAATCCATGAGATGAAAACATTTATTTATAAAAATGGTAGACCTGACCATATGGAAGGTTATCATGATGATTGTTTGAAAAAGGGTACTTTAATAAAAACTATTGAGGGTTATAAACCAATTGAAGATATTAAAGTTGGTGATTTAGTATTAACACATCTAGGTCGTTATAAAGAAGTTGAAGCATGTTTAGAAAAACCATTTAATGGTGAATGGTATGATTTTAAATTCCAAGGAATGTTAAATTTAGGGTTATCATATAATCACCCATTATATTCAGCACCAAATACTTGGAAAGATGTTAATAGTGATGATTATAATAAAAGAGAATGGGTATTACCCAATGAATGGGATAAAAATAAAAATGGCTCAATTAGAAAACAAACTAATAGAAGTAAACGACAAGTTTCAATAAAAGAAAATTTACCAGAAAATAATAATACAGTTCTAAATTATAATGATTTTAGAACCAAACATCCTAATGAACTTAATGCTGGGTTAAATAAAATAATACTAGATAATAATTTCGCTAAATTTTTAGGATTATTTTTAGCTGATGGTTATGCTCCAACAATTGAAAAAGAATATGATGGAAATAAATATTACACAATGTCAATTGCTTTCCATGTAAAAGATGAATCTTTATGTATTGAAATGTCTGAATATTTAAAATCAATAAATATTAATTCACATAGGTCTAAAGTAAAGGGAAATGGATTTGCATTAATATTTAGTAGTAAGTTCTTAAGCGGAATTTTATCACATTGTTATAATAATAATCGTGAAAAAATATTACCATATTATGCTTATAATTTAGGACAAGATTTAAACTTAGTTTTAGATTATTGGATTAAAGGTGATGGGTGGATTGATAATAAACATGGTTATGATTTTATTGCCGCTTCAACTAGTAAACAATTAGCTTTATCTATGATGGATATAGCTTGGTCTTGTGGTAAATATGCTACAATATCTTTACATACTAGACATAGATATGATGTAAAGACCAAAGACCAATATTGGGTTAATATAAGAAATGAATTTAAAAATGGTGATAGATTGAAATTATTATCTAATTTTGAATATGGTAATAAGACTGTAAAAATAAATAAAACTATTTATAATGGTATGGTTTATAATTTACAAGTTAAAGATGATGAAAGTTTTATCGCTGATGGTATCGTAGTACATAATTGTTTACTTTCGTTAGGTATGGCGTTATGGATATTAGAATCATCATTTAAAAGTTTGAAAAAAGCTAAAGAACAAACTAAAGCAATATTATCTAGTTGGATTGTTGGTGGTACAGATTCATCAACGTCAACAATAACTACAATAGACCCAATAAGTAATAAGAAAACAACTAGGATAAATCCTAACCATAGTGCGTATAGAAATGTACAAGACCCAAATGGTGAATATATGTGGTTGTTTTCAGGAATGAGATAAAAATTAAAAATTATGGAAAAACAAGTATTTTATAGTAAACCATTAGTGTCAGTTAGAAATGGTGCCGCACCATTATATTCATGGTCACCTCAACCTAACGATAAATTGATTCGTAAAAAAGATGGTGTGGGAGCAGTAATTAATCACGTTGGTTGTGATATAACCGAAGATAATAACGTAACATATGTATATGAGTTATTATTTATTGATAATGTATCTAAAAAAGTACCTTATGTGATTTGTGATTACGTAGAATAACTATTTAAAATTTTAAAATTTTAATTATTTTAATAATAAAAATATATGGCAGATAATAAAAAAACTATATTTCAAAGACTTAATACAATATTCGATGCTAGTGGTGTTGATTTAACTAAACTTAACCAAAATGTTAACAAATATTCTATTGGTAATGAAGTGTTACTTAAAACACAATCTAAAGAAGAATACGAAGCCGCTAAATTACAAGCACAACAAACTAAATTTTTAGGTGGTGTTTGGAGAAAAACTGAGAATGAATTAATTCAACATTCAATGCATTATGAAACAACTCGTATTGGTTCATATGCTGATTTTGAATCAATGGAGTTTTATCCAGAAATAGCAGCCGCATTAGATATAATGATGGAAGAATGCTTGGCTGGTTCAACAATTATACCATTATTAAATGGTAGTGAATTAACTATGAAAGAAATCTATGATAATAATCTAACTGATTTTTGGGTTTATAGTGTGGATTTAGAAACTAATAAAATTAAACCTTCTAAAGTTGAAAAAGCTATTTTAAAAGGTACTAAAAAAGTTTTTAAAATTACATTAGATGACGATACAGAATTATTATGTACTGATAACCATAAATGGTTGAGATACGATAATACATGGGTTGAAACTAAAGATTTATTATTTGGTGATTCGTTAAGGTCAACAATTGGTAACCATAGAGTGTTAAAAGTTGAGTATTATGGTGAAGAAGAAGTTTATGATTTAGTTAATTCATCTGTTTCTCAAAATTTTGCAATAAAATGTAATAATGGTCTGGTTATTTCACATAATTGTACAACGGTAAATAGTAAAGGCAGAGTATTAAATGTTCATTCAGAAAGTAAACGTATACAAGGTATATTAGAAGATTTATTTTTTAATAGACTTGATTTACACGCTAGTTTACCAATGTGGACTAGAAACATATGTAAGTATGGTGATAATTTCTTATTATTAAATATTGATGATAAAAAAGGAATTATAGGTGCTAGACAATTACCTAACTTTGAAATTGAAAGAAGAGAAGGTGATATAGTACAAAACCAATATAGTGGTCAATGGACTGTTAATAATGAAGGTGAAGACGCTAAAGTTAAATTTATGTGGAGAGGTCGTGATATGGAATTTAATTCATGGCAAATTGCACATTTTAGATTATTAGGTGATGATAGACGTTTACCATATGGCTCATCAATGTTAGAAAAAGCTAGACGTATTTGGAAACAATTACAGTTATCTGAAGATGCTATGTTAGTATATCGTGTAACTAGAGCACCAGAAAGACGTGTATATAAAATTTATGTGGGTAATATTGATGAAAAAGACGTTCCACAATATGTTGATGAAATAGCTAATAGATTTAAAAGAAAACCAGTAATTGACCCACAAACTGGTCAAATAGATTTAAGATATAATCAATTAGCAAATGACCAAGATTATTTTATCCCAGTAAGAGATGAAAATGCGGCAACACCAATTGATACATTACAAGGTGCATGCATTGCTCTAGATACTCGTATACCACTTTTAGATGGTAGAGTATTAGAATTAAACCAAATAATTAATGAATGGGATAATGGTAATAGAGATTTATGGGTTTATTCTTGTAATCCAAGTACTGGTGAATTAGCTCCTGGTATGATTACTTGGGCTGGTGAAACACGAAAAGATACTGAAGTTATTAAAATTACATTAGATAATGGTGAATCAATTACAACAACACCTGACCATAAATGGGTTCATAGAACAAAAGGATTTGTTGAAGCTAAAGATTTAATAATTGGTGATTCATTAATGCCATTTTATAGAGATAGAAAAAAAATAAAATCAAATACAAATGGTGATTATGAACGTATTTGGGATTCAGCTAAACAAGAATGGGTATTTACACATAGAATGGTTACTGATTTATTGAATGATTTTAATGTAATTGAAAATTTTACGTTTAATGAAAAATACTCTAATGAGATTAAAAACATTAGACATCATAAAGACCATAATAGATTTAATAATAATCCAAATAATTTAGTTTGGATGAATGGTGCTGACCATATGAAATATCATCAAAGTGTTATAATGGAAACTATATGGTATAACCCAGAAGAAAATATTAAAAAAATAACTAAAGGTATTAATGAGTACATTTCTAATTTATCAGAAGAAGATAGAATTAGTAGAGGTGAACAATCTAAATTAAATTCAATTAATTCTAGAGATAAAGCTATTGAAACATTTAATAATAACACTAATAAAAAAGAAATAATAATAAATAGAGGTAAATCAATTAGTGTTAGTAAATCAACTAAAGAATTTAAAGAAAAATTTTCTGAAATAGCTAAAACTAATTGGGGGTCAGATGAATATAGAAGTAAAGTATTTAGTAAAAAACAAACATTAACATTCACTAATGAATTATATATTATGTTTTTTGAAATGTTTAAATTATACGGTAAAGCTGATTTAACACTTAATGAACTTAATAAATCAGATGAGTTTATGAATGAATTCATTAATTCAAATAAAGATATTAGGAGTTCATTAACAAATTTAAACGAATTTACACATAAACATTTAGAAAAAATGTTAAAAGAAAAAGGTTTCAAAAATTATAGAGACTGGTGTAAAGTTACTGCGGAAGAATTAGGTTATAAAAATGTTAGAGCTTGGAGGTATTTTATCGAAAAAAATAATAAAGAAAAAAGTTTATTATATAATCATAAAATAATTAGTATCGAATGGTTAGAAAATAAAATAGATACTGGTACAATTACTGTAGATGGTAATGAATTATACCATAATTACCATACTTTTGCTACTGAAAGTGGTGTTTTTATTAAAAATTCAAATCTTGACCAGATTGCGGATATTCAATATTTACAAAGAAAATTATTCACAGCGCTTAGAGTACCTAAAACTTTTTTAGGATTTGAGGAAGCTGTTGGTGATGGTAAAAATTTAGCAATGCAAGATATTCGTTTTTCTAGAACAATAAATAGAGTTCAACAAGCGATATTAGCCGAATTAAATAAGATAGCTATCATACATTTATATATGTTAGGGTTTGAAGATGAATTATCTAACTTTAATCTTTCACTAAATAATCCATCTACTCAAGCTGAAATGTTGAAAATTGAACAATTACAAGCTAAGATGACACTTTATAAAGATGCTGTGTCTGAAGCTGGTAACGGTTTTATGGGTATGTCTATGACTAGAGCTAGAAGAGATATTTTAGGTTGGTCTGATGAAGAAATTAAAAAAGATTTCTTAGAGCAAAGATTAGAAAAAGCTGCTGCTTCTGAAATTGAAAATACATCAGCAGTTATTAAACATACTGGTATGTTTGATGAAGTTGATGAAGTATATGGTGATATTAACGTAGCGTTATCTGGTGGTGGTGCTGGTGAAGGTAGTGAAGAAGGTGGTGATTCTATCGGTGGTGGTGGAGGCGGTGGCTTCGGAGGCGGTGGTGGCTTAGGTGGATTAGAAACACCAGAAGGTGGTGAAGAAATTCCAGCTGAAGGTGGTGAAGAAGCCCCAGTCGAAGGTGGTGAAGAAGCACCAGCTGAAACTCCAGAAGAAACATTAGCTGAAACAATGAAACGAACTGATAAACTATTAACTGAGAATGCAAATAAACTTAATACTAGAAAAAATAAGTATAGTAAAATATATGTGGATAGATTAATAGATAATATTAACCATAAAGAAACTATTATAAATGAACGAGTTGCTATTTATGATAAAACACTTAAAATAAATGAAGATATTAACGGAATGATTAATGATATTGATAATATGTTAAAGGATTAATCCTTTAACGTGTTATTCTAATATTTATAATAAAAATATAGCTATGAGTAAAAATATGAAAAATTTTGGTAAAATTAAAAATGCGTATAATACAATATTAATTGAATCAATTGCAACTAAAAAAAATGAGAATAAAGTCTTATTTAAAAATTACCTTAAAAAAATTAAAGAGTATGAAATTCTTAAGGAAGAGTTTT